TTTGATCGCGCCAGTTAATCTGGTCGATCGGGACTTTTTCCGCCAAGTCACACATCGATAACTCTTTGTGCGTTTAATTTTGAGGCTTGCTATATGAGTAGATATCGCGAAGAACGCGACGATCCAACAACATCACCTGTTGTAGTAACAGGGGATGGTGCAGGAACCTTAATGTCATTCACGGCTCCTAATGGTGTTAAAACCATTACGGACGTTGTGACATCGAAGTTCCGCTCTAAGATCAAGCAGGGTGTAATTATAAATAACCCTTGCACGATCACAGATAGTAACATACCAGTAGGCGGCGGATCTCGCACGTACGATCGTCAATGGTCTGATGGATCAACATGGAATAATGTTGTGTCCGGACCATTGTACAGTTGGACGACGCGAGACCTACCTCTACCGTATGACCTAGATGATTTTTCTAATCTAGACCTCGTTGCTATGGCGAAGCTTAAGGCGCTGTCTAATATAGACAGTACCCCTTATTCTTTTGCTGAAGATTTAGCAGAGATACGTACCACTGTTAAACACCTCTTCTCACGCGGACGCGACTTAAAGGACTTGAACACATCCCTTTCTAGGGCAGTTAAGTACCTTAAGAAGCAACGTCACAGGAAGAATCCCGCAACAATCGAGCGTGAAATCTCACAGTTATACCTTGAATATCGCTTTGCGATATCGCCTTTGATAAGGTCCATTGCGGATCTTATCGAAGCAGCCAATGAAAAACTTGGTTCAAGGCCTGACCGTTTGACAGCAAGGGGATTTGAAGAGAATAGCTCGACCTCCCGGTCGTCTATTCCGATCAGTCGTCCGCCCTACAAGGCGCACGCTGAGCGGGAGCTCTCTGAGAAGGTTGGTGCCGGTATTTTGTATTCCGTTACCAATCCGCTCTCAGGGTTCCGCTTCAAATATGGGCTTAGAAATAAGGACATACCTGTAACTATGTGGGCAATTGTGCCCTACTCGTTTATGGTAGACCGTGTTTTTAATATATCCCAGGCTCTTCGTGCAATCACGAACCTGTGGGACCCAGATGTGCACATCCACGCGGCGTGGGTACGGACGACAACTTCTGTCGCCAGTACTTACCACACCGACGGTGTTTTTGTACAACCCTTTTCTGGGGGAGTACAGACACGCCGGCTGTCAGGCACTCGGAAATCAACCGAAGCCTTTTCTTACAGCAGGACGCCGTGGACACCTTCCATTGCTGATACTATACCGACGCCCACTTGGGTTAAGTTAGTAGACAGCTTCACAAAAATTGCTGACATTGTGGCTCTAGTTCACGTAAACGTGAGAGAGAGACACTGAGCTTCAGTATAACAATGGAGACGTATATGTCTTTAAACAACGCCAGCGTCCAACAGGGCGCTACAGAAACTTTCTCCGGTGGGACTGCATTAACTTTTGCAACCCTCGGTCCTCGCGAAAACGGTAACGTACTATACGCACAAGATGATTCGGATATCCGAACACGACGTGAAATAGTATGTAAGACTGTTCAAGCAACGACCAACCCGGATAAACCTAATGGCTATACGCAATCGCGTTCAGCCCTTACCTTGAAGGTTCCCTTGTCTCTTGACAATGGTTCCGTCACGGTCAATACAGTTCGTATTGAGGTGTCGACAGACGTTGAAACGACAGAGCTGGAAAAGCTGGCATTGCGCCAACTTGCCCTGCAGGTATTGTCAGATTCGGATTTTACCGAATTCTGGAACAACCAATCAGTTGTGTAAGAACTAAGATGCGGGGCCTCGGCCCCGTGTTTTCTGTTCTTATTAATTGTTAGTCGGAAAGTATTTTCACAACAGGAGAATTCCTATGAAAAATAGAAAGAAGGGTAAAACCCTGCTCTTTGACTTTGCCACAGCTTCAACTAAGCTTGCAAAGTCTGTTACTCTAGACCTCGATAACCATCCATTTACAGTGTACAAGGATGATTATCAAACAACCCATCGTAGTGTTCTCGAATACTACAATAAGGTCCAGAAACCCGCGTGTTTGAAGAAATATGCGGATCCTGGATTAGGAGTTAACCATGAAAGACAAGAAAAAACATTCGAAAAATTTCGCAGTGTTCACGATCATATGCGCCGCTTTAAGTCTAGTGATAGACTTGAATTACCAAGCGGTGATGATCGTGTCTTATCAAGTATGTGCCCTTCTCGAAGCGTCCTGCTAAGAGCTCGGGCTGTCGTAAGACAGTTGTTAACCCCTTTCGATACTGACGAATGGTTTACCGCATGCCGGAACTCAAAAGGTTCTAGTATCGGTGTACCGTATAGGGACACTTCGATTGAATCGAAGTTTACTTATCCCTTGTCATGTACCGAACGGGTTGTTCCCTTTTTTAATATGTACCTTGCTTTTGATCCAAGATTGGAAGCAGCTGTTGATCGCATTAATAATCAACCAGCATCGCCCGTTAGGGAGAGGTATAATATTGTCAAAGGGTCTAGAGCTACTACAGTACCAAAGGATGATACCATCGATCGCATGATTGCTATCGAGCCAACACTGAATATGTTCTTTCAGCAAGGCCTGATGCTTCTTATGTATGATCGGATGCGTATTATTGGTTTGGATGTCGAAAGTTTACCAGAGACACACAAGATCTTAGCACGAGAATCGAGTTTAACGTCGCTTAATGCGACTGTCGACTTCTCCTCTGCTTCAGATTGTGTGAGCTATGAGTTCATGCAGTGGCTTTTGCCGCCTGCATGGTTCGCAGCTATTGATATGTGTCGTTCGCCGTCTATCTCCTTGAATGGGGAAGATATTGAATTGGACATCATCAGTACTATGGGTAATGCGGTTACTTTTCCGCTTGAAACTATCGTCTTTTTTGCCTTGGGGCATGCAGTCCTCCTTGAAGAACAAGGGACCAACTCTCTCTTCCCGGAATGGGAAGATTTTAAGAGGGTCTCTGTCTTTGGGGATGACTGTATACTCCCGACATCTAGCGCTCCTCGATTTATTGAGGTGTGTGAGAGCGTCGGTTTTCTGGTCAACAAGGAGAAATCCTTTTATAAACCAGAAGATTGTGGCTTTAGAGAATCCTGTGGGGGTGACTACCTTCACGGATACGATGTTCGGCCCTTTTATTTTAAAGGAGCTGTGTCTACTAGGTTGAGCAGCATGGAAGCGTGGGTTTATACCTGTATAAATAAGATCTTACCAAAGTACATTTCGTACTTTGGGGAAAGAGATTACTTGTACGGGCGATCCGCGCTCTTCTATCTGCTTGACCTTTTGGACCAGCACGGACGACCTGTCAAGGTCGTTCCGTCCGACTTCCCAGAGGATAGTGGTATACTGGACAACGGCGATATTCGCCGGTTGTTCGCATGTTATCACGTATCGGCTTCGCCGGTATATGTTAACAAACATGGTGTTCATCGATTCAACTTTCTTAGGTTCATTTACCCAAAGAAAGCTGAGCGCGATGACGCACTGCGTTATGCCACGTGGTTGAAAAAACCATCCATCTCGAGTGATGAAGCTGGGGGTGTCTTTGACACCTTTTCACGTTCGATTCGCCGAGGGGGAAGCTATGTAGTAGGGGTCAGCAGGTCCAGTCACTGGACTTGTAGCTTGTAGCTTTACAAGCTGACCCAAACAAATGCGAAGACAACCAGGTCCCTCATTAGGGAAATG